CTGTTTTAAATACCCCCAAAAACGACTCAAAGAGCCACGAAAATGACTAAGAAGGTCACAGAAGGTAACGTTCTACCCAAAGAGGCCTTAAATCGGCTCACAACGGTTTTGGGTAGGGACACAGAAGGTGTTTTTGGCATTTCTACGCCTAGAATCCACACGCCATTGAACGATTTGCCTTCAAAGGGTCATGAATTGATCGATTTGGCGTCAATTATCGGCGTTGAGCTTATGGAATGGCAAAAATTTTTCCTTATCCACAGCCACAAAGTAAAACCTGACGGCAGGTGGGCAACGCCGATCAATGTATGCGTTGTGGCCAGACAAAACGGCAAAAGTTTTTTGCAGCAAATCAGAATCCTTGGCGGCCTTTTTCTATGGAATGAACCGCTGCAAATTGGATCAGCTCACAGACTGGCAACGTCACTTGAACAATTCAGGGCATTGGTTTCGCTAATCGAAGCCAACGACTCATTGGCAAAACAAGTCAAACGTATCCGCTGGGCGCATGGTGCTGAAGAAATCGAAACATTGCACGGCACGCGCTTTATGGTTAAAGCTGGTGGATCAGCTGCTCGCGGTGTTTCACGTCCAGAAACAATTCACTTAGACGAATTACGCGAAATGACTGATCTTGAATCATTTGCCTCATTGCGTTATACCCTTATGGCCGCCCGCAATCCTTTAGTTATGGGGTACACAAATGCGGGCGATTCGAGTTCGGTTGTGTTAAACGCTTTTCGCGAAAGAGCTTTGGCCAAAATTGCTGGGGCAGATGACGAAATTGGCTATTTTGAGTGGTCAGCACCGACTGACGAAATAAGTGTTGAAAATGCAAGGCACAGCAATCCAGCAATGGGCATAACAATTCACGCGGACAACGTACGAAGCGTTTTAAATGATCCAGCCGACGTTGTGATGACTGAGGTTTTGTGCCGCTGGGTTGTAGCAATCTCCAGCGCAGTCGATTCTGCGTCATGGGCAAATTGTCTAGACAAAAACGTTGATCTTGATCCTGACAAACAAACATGGCTGGCAATCGATCTTTCGCCTGACAGAAAACACGGCAGTCTAGTTGCAGCTCAAAAGCTAGGTGATGAAAGCTTTGTTGTGAAGCTTTTACATACTTGGGCAAATGATTTGCAGCTAGATGACAAAGCCATTGCCAACGATTTAGCCGATTATGCTCGCAAGTACGCCGTCGAATACGTTTTGTACTCACGCAAAACAAGCGGTGCAGTTGCCGCCCGCCTTGCACCCGCCGGGATTGCGATTTTTGACATGGACGGGGCTTATCCGCAAGCTTGTGACGAAATGTTGTCAGCGATCAATAGTGGTCGTTTAAAACACAGGGGACAGTCACAATTGACAGATGAAGTTTTGTCAGCCGTGCAATTGCGTCGTGGTGACGGCGGCTGGGTTATCGGAAGGCGTGCTTCCAAGTCTGTTGTTTGTGGCGCAGTGGCAACAGCATTAGTAACACACTTTGCGACACGCCCAACCAATGATCTTGACATCATGGTGGGTTGATCGTATAAGCCTGACACAATTTGGGCATGGGATTTTTGGATTTATTTAAACCAGCAAAGGTTGAGGCTGCCGAAAAAAAGACAGTTGACGCCGATCTTGCACCGTACTATTCAGAAAACAACAATTTTTTCTATTACGGCATTTCAACGGCCAACCGCGCCGAAGCAATGTCCGTGCCAACAATTGCTAGAGCTTTAGGTATTATTCAAACTATTGCCTCATTGCCTATGCACACACGCAACGTTGCAACTGGCGAAAAAGTCACGCAACCACGTGTTATCAATCAACCTGACCCACGTATTCCAGGCGTAACGTTTTGGTCATGGATTATCTCAGATTTATTTTTTCACCCTAATGCTTATTGCTATGTTACTGACCGTTATGCAGACACAGGCAAAATCAGAGCAATGGAACGCATTGCACCTGAACGCGTGACTTTCACCCTGGATCGAACCAGCACTGAAATTACAGCTTACAGAATTGACGGCAGTGCAATTGATTCTGCAAATTTAGTTGTATTTCCAAATACACAAGAAGGTTTGCTAGGTCGCGCAGGGCGCACAATTAAGGCTGCCGCAGCTTTAGAAAAAGCAAGCATGAATTTTGCTATTGAGCCAATCCCACAAATGGTTTTGAAATCAAATGGCACATCATTGCCCGCAGATCGCATTACAGCTTTGCTTAACGCTTGGCGATCAGCCCGTGCCAATAAATCAACAGCATTTTTAAACGCTGACGTTACTTTGGAAACTTTGGGTTATGATCCAAAAAATCTACAGCTTAATGAAGCCCGAAATTATGTTGCTTTAGAATTAAGCCGTGCTTGTAACATGCCAGCTTATTTCACAGATTCACAGCAATCATCATTTACCTATGCAAACGCCTTAGACAAGCGACGCGATCTGGTTGATTTTGCGTTTCGTAGTTACATGTCAATAATTGAAGAACGTTTGTCATTTGCAGACTTTACGCCCGCTGGCAACGCAGTAAAATTTGATCTTGACGATTTCCTACGTGGCAACCCTATGGAAAGAGCGCAAGTGTATGAAATCTTGAACCGAATCGGCGCAATGTCGATCGAGGAAATACGCGAGGAAGAAGACATGCTGCTATGAAAAAAGTAATCACACCAATGCAAATAACGGCGGCAGATTCAAACCGTCGCACAATTACTGGTCGCATTGTTACCTTCGAGGAAACTGGCAACGCGTCAATTGGCAAAGTCCAATTTGCAGCTGGTTCAATTGAGCCAACACCAGTTTTGCTTAACCTAGAGCATGATCGTACTCGCAGAATTGGGTCGACTTTAAGTATGACCAGCGACGAATCAGGAATTGAAGCCGTTTTCAAAATCGTTGAGACAACTGCGGGCAATGACAGTTTGGTCGAGGCAAGCACAGGAATGCGCGACGGATTTAGTGTAGAAGTTTTATTTGACGAATACGAAACACTTAAAGACGGCACAGTTCGCATTTTGAAGGGCGAATTAACTGGTGTGGCATTGACGTCAGAGCCAGCAATCCGATCAGCCCGCGTCGAATCAGTCGCGGCAACAGAAGAAGACCAAATTTCAGATTCGACAATCGAACCTGAATCAACAACAACCGAAGGAGACGAAGTGGAAGACACCGTCAAGGACGCTTCAACCGCAGAGACGGTAGAAGCCGCACAGTCAGTAACGGCAGCTGCTAAGCCAGCCGCCCTTGCGAACCCGCTAGATTCACAGCGCGTACGCACACCAATCGTAAACAAGGCAACTTACCTAGAGCACTCAGTGCGTGCAACACTAGGCAACGAGCAATCAAAGTTGTATGTTGCAGCAGCAGCAGACACAACAGACAATGCTGGACTTGTACCAACACGTCAGCTAACAGAAATCATCAACGGCATTTCAAATGCAGATCGACCATTTATCGATTCAATTAGCACAGGCGCATTGCCTGATGCTGGTATGACTTTTGAAATTCCTAAGATTACAGTCGCACCAACAGTCGCAGTTGCAGCTGAAGCTGGCACACCGTCAAACACAGACATGAACAGCGCGTTTGTTTCAGTAAATGTTCAGAAGTTCATTGGACAACAGACATTTAGTCTAGAAATTTTAGATCGCAGCTCACCAGCGTTTTTTGATGAGCTTGTCCGTCAAATGGAATACGCATACGCAAAGTCAACAGACGTTGCCGTTGGAACAGCACTTATCAACGGTGGAACAGACGGCGGCAACCGCGCAGCACTAACAACTGGTGCTTTGGTTGCTGACTTTGTTTCAGACGCAGCAGTTTCAATCTACAAGGGAACATTGGGCTTTGCTCAAAACATTGTTGTTTCACCTGAGCAGTGGGGCGCACTTATGGGCTTGGTTGACGGATCAAACCGTCCAATCTTCCAACAGACAATTAACCCACAGAACGCTGGTGGTACATTGACTGCAACAGCGATTCGTGGAAACCTACTTGGTCTAAATCTACGCGTTTCAACTGCACTGACAGACGGTTCAGGAATTGGCGACAACACATTGATCGTTGTTAACCCAACTGCATACACATGGTATGAGTCTCCACGTCTGCAACTATCAACAAACGTAATCAACACAGGTCAAGTTAACGTTGCTTATTACGGCTATGGAGCGGTGGCCACCAAACTGGCGGCAGGTTCATACCGTTACATGGTTGCATAACCACACACTAATCATGCGCTACGTATCCTCCCGAGCGTAGCGCAGCCGAACGAAAGGAACGGAAATGCCAAGTATCATTTCAACCGCACAATTGCGCACGGTGCTTGGCGTTTCCGTTTCCTTGTATCCTGACAGCGTTTTAGATGAAATCATCAACACAGCTGAAGCCGTGATTTTGCCAATGCTCGTTGCTTATTCATCAGGTGTTGATTATCACGAAAGAAAAGACAACGTTGCAAAATTATGGACAGTGCGCCCTCATGATTTTGTTGTTGGTTCAAGTGTCGTCATTGCTATTGGTCATGCAGGTTTTAACGGCACAAAAACGGTCACGGTTGTTGATAGTCCGTATTCATTCAGTTACACAAATGCAGGCGCAAACGTTGAAAAAAACGCAATTATTCCAAACGGGACGGCAACACTTTCAGGCTATTCCGCAGCTGAAATCTATGCCAACAGTGCGCCGATCGAATCGGCAATTCTTGCCGTCAGCGTTGAAGTTTTCCAATCACGGGTTGCAGCGGGCGGACAGATAGAAGGCGTCGATTTTCAAAGCACGCCGTACCGAATGGGTCGCAGCCTTACAAACCGCGTGTCCACATTACTTCAGCCGTTTTTAGATGTTGAAAGTGTCGTGCAATAGTGCCTGCCAACTCAATTGCCCAAACCCGATCAGCTTTAGCAAACGCATTTTCGTCACTAGCTGCAAACATTTATCCAAGCGTGCCAGAGTCGCCAATCCCGCCTGCAATCGTGGTTGTCCCAGATTCACCTTATGGCGAAGTTGTGCTTATCGGTAAAAGCGAAGTAAAAGTCAAATTGAATTTTGCCATTTCCGCAATTGTTGCTTCAAACAGCAATGCTGGATCACTGGACAATCTAGAAAAGCTCATCATTGGAATTCTTGCGGCAATGCCGTCAGGATACGTTGTAGGCACAATCGAAAAGCCGACGGTTTTGGAAGTAGGTCAAAGCCCTATGCTCGTTGCCGACATCAACGTTTCAACTTACTACACACAGACAATCTAAGGAGTAAAAATGCCAACAACAGTAATAACTGGGCGCGACGTCACCTTTACTATTGGTGGCAATAATTACGACGCTCAAGCAACAAGCGCAGTTTTGTCAAACAGCCCAACCATTGAAACCTATCAAACTTTAGACGGCAAAGTTTACCGACACATTGATGATCAGTTTACATTTGACGTTGAAATGCTTGCAGACTGGGGCGCAACAGGTTCGCTTTGCGAAGGTTTGTGGAACGCAACAGAATCAGCACCAAACACAGGAATCAGCACAGTCATGACAGCTGCAAGCGGTGCAGTATTCACATTCCAGATTTTGCCAGCATTTCCAAGCGTGGGAGGCACCGCCCCTGACGCACAGACAGTATCGTTGTCATTTACAGTAATTGGCACACCAGCCGAAAACTTCGCTTAAAAAATAATCGGGAGGAAAAATGAAACTACCAATCACAATTGAATACAACGACGGCTCGCAGGCTACTTTTACAGCTGCGCCACCTGAGTGGGTTAAATGGGAAAAGCACACGGGCAACACTATTGCTCAAGCGCAAGAAAAAATTGGCATTTCCGATTTAGTCTTTTTGGCTTATCACGCCATGAAACGCGAGGCAGCGGGCAAGCCAGTTAAAACGTTAGACGTTTGGACTGAAACCATTGCAGACGTGGTTGTGGGTGAGGCAAACCCAAAAGTTACCCAGTCGGAAGCTTAAGTCGAATTGTCTGGGAGGTAGCCTTGGCCACGGGGCTACCCCCAGACTTATTTGAGTCAGCCGAAGACATTTTGACGGTTATCGAAATTATGGAAAGGCGCAACAATGGCAAGTGAAGCAATCACTTACGACAAAGCCGAATTGCGTTCGATTACGCGAGCATTTAAAGCAATGGACGACGAAGCAATTTCACAAGCTAAGCAAACATCAAGCGCGCTTGCTGATTTCGTGCGTGCCAAAATTCTTAGCGCAGCCAATAATCTAACCCGTAACCGTTTGGACAATAAAGTCGCCGAAGGTTCAAAGGTTTCCAAGTCGTCAAAAATTGGTGAGATCAGTTTTGGTTTTGCTGGTCAAAAGTTAAGCGGCGGCGGTACAACCCAGCAACTATGGGGTGGATCAGAATTTGGATCAAATAAATACAAGCAATTTCCAGTTTGGTCAGGTCGTGAAGGTCGCGGGTCGCGGGGTTGGTTTATTTATCCAACGCTAAGATCAGCTCAACCAGAGATCATTCAAAAGTGGGAACAGGCGTTTTCAACAATTGTAAAGAGGTTTGATTAATGGCAGGTTCTAGAACCCTCAAATTATCGATCCTTGCTGAAACAAAAGATTTAGTTTCCGGCTTAAATGCTGCAAGCAAGGAAACCCAATCGTTTGGTGATAAAGCTACGGAATTCGGAAAAAAAGCCGCGGTTGCATTTGCGGTTGCTGGAGCTGCCGCATTGGCATTTGCAGCCGACGCGGTCAAGGCGGCAGCGCAAGACGCGGCAGCTCAAGAAAGACTTGCTGAAACAATCAAGGCAACAACCAACGCTACCGCAGCTCAAGTCAAAGGCGTTGAAGATTACATTACCAAAACCTCAATTGCAGTTGGCGTTGCGGACGACGAATTGCGTCCGGCTTTTGGTCGTTTAGTTCGAAGCACAAAAGATACCGAGGAAGCACAACGCCTGCTTAATCTTGCACTTGACCTTAGCGTTGCGACTTCAAAGCCAGTCGAAACAATCGCCAACGCGCTTGGACGTGCATACGACGGCAACACCGCTGCACTTGGCAGACTTGGTCTAGGACTTGACGCAAATCTTTTAAAATCAAAAGACAATGAAGCAATCATCAAATCACTTGAAACAACCTATGGCACTTTTGCAGAAGGCGCAGCCGAAACCGCAGCGGTTAAGTTTGAGCGAATCAGAATTGCGACCGACGAAGCAAAAGAATCTATAGGCGCAGCACTTTTGCCAATAGTGCAGGAATTGTCAGATTATGTTTTGACAACCGTTGTGCCAAATCTTGAATCA